GGCTCCCACACTGTCTAACATTTCAGTTTTGGTCACGCCAGTTTACAGCAGAGAATCTCTCAAAAAATTCTCTCTGTCAGAATTTGCCCGTGGTGAACTGAGTGGCAAGGGAGAAGGCGACATAGGATTCATTTAATGGCCAAGTATTCAGCGACATCACCTTACTTCTCAACTCCCCAGAACGAGATTAATTTGGAGACATTTGTGCCAAGGACTATCACGGCAGAGGATGATGATCAGTCATACACTATAGAAAGAACTTACGCATACAGACCAGATCTTCTGGCCTATGACCTCTATGGCACTCCGAGGCTATGGTGGGTGTTTGCACAGCGTAATCCAGACCAGATCGAGGATCCCATCTACGATTTCAAGCCAGGAGTCACAATACAACTGCCTAAGCCAGGCAATGTGAACACCGACCTAGGGATATAATAGATGTCAACATTCTATGAAAACAATGTTCGAGGATCCGGCAAGGTTTCAAAACCATTTCTTAGACCTAACGTACTGCACCAGTACGCTTCTTACAACACCATATTCACTTTGAGTGGCATCACAGAGAAAGAATTCCAATCCAAAAAATTTTTAACAAATACTGTGCATGACATCATAGCCAGGACCGGGGGCATAGGTAACCCCAGGGTGTCCAATCGAATATTTCTTGACACACAAGGGGCAGATCCTGAGTTTGATGCAACACTTACACAGCGTAAAAATAAGTTTAACGACAGTTATCAGGAAAGCATAGATATCCTAAACAGAGGTCATGATCTCTTTATTGAAAATGTAACGATGGTATCGACAGTGGGTCCAAACCCAGAACGAAACCTCGGAAACTTCACGAAAATGGAATTTGAGATACATGAACCTTTTGCGATAACATTTATAGAAAAGGTAAGGGCCTGCACGGCAATCAATGGCTTCCTTGACTACCAAGACGCACCACTGTTGTTGACAATAGAATTTAAGGGAGTTGATGAGAATGGCATTGCGTACAAACAGTATACCACCAACAAGAGCCACACGCGAAAGATACCCATACTGATCAGCAGGGTGGACTTAGATGTCACAGAGGGTGGTGCGAGGTATACCGTGGTGGCAGTGCCCTACACAGATCTTGCCTACGATGACAGGTATAAATTTCCACGAACAGGAATGCCATTAGAAGCCGACGATGTAGATGAATGGACCAACAGTGCGGAAAGTGTACTCAAAAAACAGATGGACGACGAGATTGCAGAAGGTGTAAGGACCTATCCTGACATATACAAGTTTGAAGTAGATCCAGTGGTGCGCCAAAACGCCGGAAAATACAAAAATGAAACACAATCGGCCAACAGTAGTGGTGCTGTGGCAGACTCCGAAGACCTCTATTCATTAGATTCACTAACCAACCCGAACGGTAAAAGGGCCTCGGCTCAGGCCAGCGGTGGCATTGCCATGACAAAATGGTTCGAAGACGCTGTCAGGAGCGGTACCGGTTTCCAGGAGTTGGCACAGAGTTTCTGGACGACCTATCTAAGAACCACAGGGAAATATGACGACGCCACGCTGAAAGATCCTAAAAAAATGTCTGCTATATTCAAGAGCAAAGATTTCGAGAAGACACTGATAAACAACCAATATGTCGACTGGTTCAAGATAAAGACCACTGTCTTAACTCCAGACCCGGAGCGTATTGATCCCATAACAAAGATGTCTCCTAAAACTATAATATATAGGGCCATACCCTACAGGATACACATATTAAAGTTAATTGCACCCGGCATCAGCGTTGCTAACGTTGATTGGAGTAGAATGGTTCGCAAAGAATACGATTTCATATACACAGGCGACAACGTTGACGTGCAAGGTCTGAGGATCAACTACAAGACTGCCTACTATAGGCGTAACGTGAGAGGTGATGACAAAAATTATGTGGAGAAAGGACTATTCACACACATAGAGGAATCATTTAAAAACGTGTTTGGACAGGAGAGAGATCCAGAACCGTTACTACCATTGAGACAGTATCCTTCCAGCATCAAGGGTGTGAACACACTATCAGCAGTTGCTGGTGAGGACAACAAGGCACAGCAGTTTTATGATTACCTTACCAATCCGGATGTTGATATGATGAGAATCGAGCTTGAAATACTGGGAGATCCCACATACATCTGCCAGGACATGTACGTGCCTCTTGGTCCCAAGGGCACCGTGGCGTTTGGTGAAAAGGATGACACGTACGACGAGGCATCCGCAAGTTTCAATGCTGACCAATTCCAACCTATTATACAAGTTAGGTACAGACTGCCGGATGACATAGACGAGAAAGAAGGAACGATGTTCAATGGTCAAGGCAAAAGTTTCAGAGACGAGAACCTGTTCTTCAATGGTCTATACCAGGTCAACAAGATAGAAAGCAGTTTCAACCAAGGACAGTTCACACAGACTCTGCACTGTAGCAGGTTCGACAACCAGCAGGGCATAGGAGTTGCCCCTGTGTTGGCAAACTCTGCTATTTCTGAAATTACTAAGATCCAAAATAAAGTTGATATAGCCGATGAGAAAAGAAAAATTAAGGAAAAAGCACTTGAAAGTATAATAGACCAAGTAGGTGATATAACAAATTTAGGACCATAAATTTAGGAGTATAAATTAAAGTATGTCATATAGCGATTCAAGAGGATTCACAGACACACAGGACAACCAGAAGGACTTCAAAGAGAAGTTCGTTGACAATGATGCGGGTCCGTATATAGCGACGGTCAAGGTCACCAATGATCCATTGAGGATGGGTCGGCTTGGTGTGAACATACCTGCCCTCACGTTGACAACTAATCCAGGTCCGGAGCAGATAATATGGTGTCATTACCTTTCGCCTTTCTATGGCGCGAAGAGCATTGAGGCGGTTTCGAAGAGTGATCCGTACGGTTACAAGGAGACACAACACAGTTACGGAATGTGGGCGGTACCACCCGACATAGACACAGAAGTGCTGGTGATATTTGCCAAGGGGGAGCAGTCGAACAACACCGCATTCTGGATGGGGTGCGTACAGAAGCCACTGGTCAATCAACAAGTTCCGGCAAACGGCGCGACTGAAAACTCAAGGCTAGGGGCAGGTGGGGTAGATTTCTCCCAGTCAAAACAACAGGCATACGGCACTGATTTGTTACCAGCGGGTGAGAAGAATCAGAGGCTCTACGCAGACGGTGAGACACTGTCCAATCTCGAAACATGGAAATACCCGGTCAATGACAGACTAGCGGATCAATTGAATGACCAAGGGTTGGTTCAAGATTCGGTGCGTGGCACGACTACATCTAGTGCCCGTAGGGAATCTCCTAGCAGGGTGTTTGGCATGAACACGCCAGGCAGGATACGTGAAGACTCACGTGAATTGAACATAGGGTTGTCGAATAGCAAGATCAAGACAGACAGAGATCCAGGACACAGTTTCGTGATGGACGACGGTGCACGGGACGGCACCAACCAACTCACAAGATTGAGAACAGCATCGGGACACCAACTGCTGATGCACGACACGGAGGGCGTGGTATATATCGCTAATGGGTCAGGTAAGGCCTTCATAGAAATGGATAGGGATGGTACTGTAAGCCTATACTCCGATGGAGGAATCAATATGAGAACAAGTCGAGATTTTAACCTGCACTCAGACATGAACATTAATTTTCATGCTAAGGGAGTAATAAATTTTACGTCAGAAACAAATGTTGGAATCAACGCAGAAGGATATCTGTTTGCAATGGGACAAAAAGGTATATTGAACAGTTCACAGGGAGGTGCGGTGAGGCACTATGCTAGAGACGGCATATCGTCGTTCACAGATGGCACACAACTACATGGGGCCAGTGGCCAGATTCATTTGGCAGGGTCGCAAGTACACTTCAATTCACAGAATGCTAGTAAACAATGGGGACCAAGTTGGCTCAAACCCGATGCAATAGGAATAAAGGTCACAGAAGGCTTAATTGACATAGACGATGACCAAGCCATCGTGCAAGGCAAACCTACCAAGATCGAAAACAGGACTACGGTATCTGATTTTGTTACACATGAGCCATATGACAGGCAGAGTAGCACTCAGAGAATCAAAACATTCATCAACGAAGCAATGGCAGAGATCAAGAAAGGAAGTGTTGTTAATGACATCATAGAACGGATCAAGAAAACAAATCCAGAAATTTCGTCCACTGAATTAGAACGTATCAAAGCGGAGTTGATGGAACAGCCGAGCATCAAGGCAGTGGCAGATCAACTGAACAAACTCAACATAAAGATCAAACTGCCAACAGTGAACTTGAACAACCTAGGAATTTCCGCCACAGAATTTAAAGTTATAAAAACTGAACTATTAAAACAAAGATCTATCAAGGCAGTATCTAATAAACTGGCAAGGGTCGTCAATCTAAATGATAAGATTAGCCTGCCTGTGAAAAATCTTAACTCGCTTATAACCAAGGCAGATCAAATTCAACAACTAATCAATCTAGATCCTAAGAATGCGGTGATGAGTTTTGTCCAAGGAAAAGTTGCATCATTTGTTAACACAGGCATAAGTGCAGTGAGGAGTTTCTTTAGATTTTAGGGAGTAAATATACAGTATGGCATACGGTGATTCAGGAACAGGAGACTTATCAAACAAAACAGTGACCTTCAAAGGTTTTAGTTCACGTGCAGACAAGCAGAACTTCAAACTTTATGATTTCGAGGTTGCCAAGCAAGGACTGATCAATCGATTGAGTGTTCGTAAAGGCGAAAGGGTTGAAAATCCTGAGTTTGGAACAATCATATATGATGCGATATTTGAACCATTCACTGACGACCTAAAAGAGGCTATTATTGAGGACATAACTGCAAATCTAAACGCAGATCCGAGAATCTCCACAGAAGACATTTTGGTAACGGAGGCCGATAAGGGCATAGCCATACAGGCAACCATCACTTATGTTCCTTTAAATATCACTGAAAAACTACGGTTCAATTTCGACGAAAACTCTCTATTGCGTCTATCTTAATATACGCACATTTCCTAACATATAAATACCGTTGTATATACAATGGCCACAACAGATAGACAGAACAGATTACTAGTAGCGGAAGATTGGAGAAAGATCTACCAGGCTTTCCAGCAGGCAGATTTCAAATCTTATGACTTTGAAACTCTGAGAAGGACCATGGTTGCCTATCTGAGGGAGAACTATCCAGATGATTTCAATGACTTTGTTGAAAGTTCGGAATATGTTGCACTCATAGATCTCATAGCATACATATCCCAGGCACTGTCATTCAGGGTTGACTTGAACGCAAGGGAAAATTTCCTCGAGACAGCGGAGAGAAGAAACTCTGTGCTGAGGTTGGCAAGATTAATCAACTACAATGCAAAGAGAAACAAGCCAGCCACAGGATTATTAAAGATAGATTCTATTTCAACTACGCAGGACGTACTAGACAGCACCGGAACAAATCTAGCGAATAGCTCAATCATATGGAATGATTCTGCCAACTCAAACTACAGAGAACAATTCACAGCCATACTTAACGCGGCTAACCAGACAGGACAACTGTTCGGTAATCCAAGGGAGTCAGGTAAGATTGGTGGCATAGACACAGAAGTATACACTTTAAGTTCAAATCAATTGGACGTGCCTATCTTTAAATTTTCAAAATCCGTTGGAGGTATATCGAGGGGATTCGAGATAGTGCCAAGCAGGATTACAGGTTCAGACAGCATCTACGAGTCAGACCCAGTGCCTGGATCAGGACTAACATACACTTACAGGTCTGATGGATCTGGTGACAGTTCCAACAATACAGGGTTTTTCTTCCTTTTCAAACAAGGAACACTACAGCAGACAGATTTTACGGTTGATGCATCTGTCACTAATTTCGTTAAGCCAATTGACATAACAAACGTTAACGACAGTGACGTATGGCTTTACAGATTAGATCAGTTTGGGCAAATAGCAGAAGTATGGAACAAGGTTCCTGCACTGGCCGGCAACAACGCAATTTACAATTCATTATCTAGATCGGAAAGAAACATTTACAACGTCGTTACCAAAAATAATGACGCAGTAGATCTTGTGTTCGGTGACGGAAACTTTTCTAACATTCCATTGGGAAGTTTCAGGTCGTATGTGAGGGTGAGTGACAATGCCAAGTATGCAATACAGTCGTCTGACATGCAGAACGTACAATTGAATGTGCCATACACTGATGCCAACGGTGCACAACAGTCTTTGACAATCACTGTTAGCCTTAAGGCCGCGGTGTACAATGCGGCGGCAACTGAGACCAATGATTCCATTAAAGAAAAAGCATCTCAAGTTTATTATTCGCAAAACAGGATGATCACTGCTGAAGACTATCAAGTTGTGCCATTATCGGCATCACAGGAGATTGTCAAGGTTAGATCTGTTAATAGATCAGCGTCAGGTATATCTAGGGCCAAAGAAATATTGGACCCGACAGGTGCATACTCTAATGTCAGCACTTTTGCTGAGGACGGCATCCTTTACAGAGAAGAATCGACACAACAGTTTACATTTACTTTCAACAATCGTAGTGATATACAATCAACAATTGACGCTGACATTGAAGCAAAATTGAAGAATGCATATGCAAGGCAATTCTATTATTTGAAATATGCCAGCAAAGACGTCAGTGGACTAACAACAACATGGAATTCCACAACAACCTCAACAAATACAAACACTGGATTTTTCACATCAGGTGGTGCCCTAGTGATAGGTGACTCTGCCACTTCGAATTTAAAATACGCTAAACCTGGAGCATTGATAAAGTTCACGTCTCCTGACACAAGGGAATTTTTAAACAATACTTTGGTAACCGCAGGCACAGACGAAGCAGAAGACAGACTTTGGGCAAAGATTGGTGCGGTGGTGTTAGATGGCGCCAACGGCGGAAAAGGTAACCTGGAAACAGGAGTTGGACCAGTTACGTTAAACAACGTAGTTCCCGATGGATCAGTGATTAATGCGATAATTCCAAATCTTACAACTTCATTTTCAAGCACTTTAGAAACGGATATTATTGATCGGATAGAAGCCTTTGAGGAGTTTGGATTACGATATGATATAGACAGCGAGACTTGGAAAGTAATTACGTCAACTAACCTGTCTACAAGTTCTGTATTCAGTCTAGCAGATACAGGTAGCACCACAGGTACAAATGCAGATGCAAGTTGGTGGTTCAAATTCACCAATGACGGAAATACGTATACAGTTCAGTATAGGAAACTAGACTACATTTTTGAATCTGAGTCACAGAACAAATTTCATTATGACGTTGAAGAAAGAATTTATGACTATAAAACAGGAAAAAGTGTCAAGGACACAGTAAAATTATTAAAGACAAACAGCATAGTTTCAACAGGCAACAGCGTTGGATATCCTATAACCTGGCAGGTGGTGGACACAGTCACTGAATCAGACGGCTTCCAAGACAACAGAAAAGTCAAAGTTGGATTCTTTGACGATGACGACGATGGCGTTGTGGACAATCCTGAACTGTTCGACATCATAATCGAGCCAACACTGTCAGAGTCTACAAAATTTGTTTTCTTCGAGAAATACATTTCATACGATAATATAGAGAGATTTAGACCGTATGCGGCCTCCAACTTCGTTGTGTCAGAAAAGGAAGCAGACATAACACTATCGAGTGCAACTTATTCTGACAATCAATTATTTTACTTCTATGCATCGGATGAGGATGTTATCAAAAAATATGACAGCACTACAAACACACTTTCAACAAACACAGATTACATTGCGAGAAAAGGCAGGAGTTCTTTAAGTTTCCAATACAAGCATCATGCTGGCCAAGAAACACGGATTGATCCAAGTGTGTCAAACATTGTAGACGTCTACATGCTGGAGAGAACTTATGACAATCTTTTTAGAATATACCTACAGGACGGTGGGACGCAACCTGAAACTTCTACTTCGGATCAACTAAGGATAAACTATTCAGGAATATTGAATCCATTGAAATCTCTATCGGACCAGATTGTTTACCATCCTGTCAAATACAAAGTATTATTTGGCTCAACAGCCAATGAAGAATTACAAGCAACATTCAAAGTTGTAAAAAATCCTAAAACAAATGTATCAGATGCAGTAATAAAAACGAGAGTGATAGCCGCAATCAATGAATTTTTTGCTCTGGACAACTGGGATTTTGGAGATAGTTTTTATTTTACAGAATTAGCCGCTTATGTTCATAACGAATTGGCACCTGACCTACTAACGGTTGTCATCGTGCCAAACCAGTCAGGACAGAGTTTTGGGTCTTTGTTCCAACT